ATGTCCATCTGGATGAAGGCAGCCATGTCGTCTCCAGACTGAGCCAACATCTGCTGAGTAACACCTACGTGAGCAGCGTTACGAGTAGGCTGCAGAATACGCTCTGCGAAAGTTGGCAAAGCCTCAGTGCGAGCAACACCCTCACCGACAGCAGAACCAGCGGCAGTCAATGTGCCTTGAACCTGCATTGCAACGTCTCCGCTCAAGCCAGACAAGTTACGCACGCCCAACTGAGCAGCGATGTCGTTTGGAGCGTAGTTCTCGATGATTCCCTTGTCGAGCTTCTCGATACCACCACCGAAGTCGGTAGAACCTGAAGCGACAGTAGCAGTACCCATAGAACGGAGTACCATAGAAGGGATGTTGAAACCGCCGCTTACGTTCAAGCCGCTGTTACGCATCTCGTTAGAACCCTCTTGGGTCATCTCGGCCTCGAGGCCAGTCAATTTTCCGTTAGCAGCTTCCTTGATGAACTTACCGAAAGAGAAGTCCTTCGCGGCGCGTGCCTCAGAATCTCCCAAGCCTTGTACAACGGCTGGGTTTACATTTGTGTTTTCCATTTCTGAAATAGAGTTATTTCGAGTTTCCTCGGATTTTGAATTAGTTTCGTTTTCTTCCTCCTCTTCATCGGCGGGAGCGTCTTCCGTTTTTTCTTCCTCCTCCTCGTCGTAAGCTCGCTCTTCAGCGGCCTCCTCTTCGGCGGCGGGTTCTTCTTCGTCGGCTGGTTCTTCAGCAGGTGCTTCCTCAGCGGCGACCTCCTCAGTAGGTACCTCTTCGGTGCGTTCCTCCTCAACAACTTCTACCTCGTCAACAATCTCCTCTTCAACCTCTGGGGCTTCCTCGATGTCAGCAGGAACCTCAGTGTCGAGGGCCGCTTCCATAGAGCGCAAACCAACCTCGGTGGTTGGGTAAGCTCCCTGAGTAGTTGGAGATACGTCAAACAAAGTGCCAACCGAATTGATTGTCCGCAGGTTCATCCCGTCGCGACGCTCCCAAGAGTCGTCAGCAACAGTGAAACCAAACGAACTAGTGCTCACATTGCCCATTCGAATGTTCTCAGCGAGGTCCTTGGCGTAAGACTGTTCACCGAGTTCAAAGCGGTAGCGCAACCCGACCTCGTCAACAGACAGCTCCAAGCCGTTGCCCACGCGGGCCAATGGCATGTTCCAGTCATGGTTGAACAAGGCAACAGTGTTGCTCATGTCCGCCCCTTCGAATGCACCGCGAGCAACTCGCTCGGCGAACTTGCCGCCGATTACAGTCTCGTCATCAAAGCGAGCTGCGTAACCTTCAACGACTACCTTGTCGTCCTCTTTACGCACCTCAAACCCTGACTCAAGACTCCGTTGTTCTTGGTTGTTCATAGTGTTTGGGGTTTATGAATTTTCCTTCTTTGCTTTCTTAGCCTTCGGCTTAGGAGCGTCGATTTCGATTTCGTAGGTGAACTTACCTACGCGCACGATACCGCCTTTCTCCCAGACGTCAGCGAAGATTGCTGCCGGGATACGCTGTGTACCCGGTGTAGCGGCGTCGAACGCGGCTGCGAATTCAGCAGCGTCCTTAGCCTTCTTTATTGTCAGCTTTTTCATTATCTACTTTTGTTTGGTTGTCAATTCCTTCCGAAGGTTCGTTATCCGCGCCTCCAGTACCCCCATCATCGACAGGGTCCTTGCTAGAAACGATAGACTCAGCATAATCACCCATTTTCGAAAGAGGGATTTGGTTGAGTTGGATGTGATGTTCATCACCGCCCTGAACGGCCCCAAGTCCTTCACGCATGCGCACCTCATTGATGCTGACGACTCCGTCTTGCAACATTTGGTGGTAGTACTGAGCTCGGCTGGTAGCGTCTGCTCGCAGCAGTGAATCGACGTCGTAGCGGGCGCAAAGGTAGTCATCGTCTCGTAAGAGCTTACGTTCGATTTCCAGCTCGATGCGTCGCACCCATGGCAGGATGGTGCCTTGGAAAAATTGTAACACTTGTTGTTCATAGTTGCTGTAGGCTGTGTTTCCGTCCATCCCAATCATAGCTGGCGGCACCTGATAGAAGCGGGCAATCTCCTGTGTGGAGTATTCCTTGCTCTGCAGGAACTGCAACTGCTCAAGGGGAACAGAGAGTGGTTGGTAGTTGAAGCCGCCTCCGAGGATAGCGACCTTGTGTGCGTTTCCAGAACCCATGTACTCTTGTGCCCATCGCTCAGACGCTTGCTGCATCTGCTCAAGGGTGAGTGGTTCCTTGGTAGTCAGGATGCCGCCCAGCATACCGCCGTTCTCAAAGAACGTGGCACCGAAGTTCTGTACAGACTTCGCAACCTTGAGGTTCTGAAGCTGAATCTTCGTTGGGTTTTCTCCACGGAAGGCCTTGACCTCGAGCACGCGGTCCGCAGGGACTGGTGTCGGGGCTCCTTTATACTTGTAGTACTTGGTGCCGGTCTTCTCGTCAATCATGAACTCCATCTCAGTGGCTGGAATCCAGTACATCTCGCTACGGTCTGGAGTGATGAGTGCGTGGCCGACTCCGTAGAGCAGGGCATCGCTGATAATCATCTGCCAGAACTCGTAGGCTCCCATGTGCTTGTTAGGCTCTATAGATAAGAGACGCGAAGCAGGGTGCTGAAAAAGTGGCTCTTTAGAGCCATCTTTTTCTTTTTTCTCAACGTGCAGTTCCATGGACGCGATTGTGTCGCTAATCTTGGCGACGCAGGCGTACACGGCTGCAAGCTGTAGGCTATCTGAACCAACGGTCACGTTCGTCTGAGAGCGGATAGCGCCGAGCCAACCGTTGGCTGCCGTACTGAACGTAGGCACCGGGTTGACGGAGCGTTTCTCGCCTCGGCTGAACAGCCGTTGAAATATGTTTTGCTTTTCCTGTGACATATATAATGAGTAATAAAAAGATTGGGGTAGTGCAAGTTTTAGCCTCCCAGAACCTGCATGAAGAACTCGAAGTCTGGCGTATCGTCCTCTTCGAATGTGAGCATCTCGCCCACAGCCATGATTCCTGCTACAACACCGTCAATCTTGTCGCCCGATTTGGACTTGTCAACCTTGATGTTGCCGCTGGGGTCTGGCTTGATTACGACGTTGGACATCATCCAGCGCAGCACCTCATCGCCACCATGGTAGAGCTTGCCCTCGAGAGCGAGCTGCTCCCATGCCTTGGACGGGAACGACATGGACGCATAGCCCTGACCGAACGGGTCGCAGATGACACCGTCACCGTCGAGGTCGCGAATGAGTGACAGGCTGTTCCATCTATCGTAGGCGATGCCCTTGATGTGGTACTTCTCGGCGAGGTTGTCGGGGTCGTACTTGACCCGACCGTCCTCGACGTAGTGACCAGTGATGAAACGGCGTATCACGTTGTAGTCCGTGACGTTGCCCTCGGTGATGTGGACGTTGTCGTACTCGTGGATGCGTGCGTAGATGTGGTTCGCGTCCTTCTCTTGGCGGCGCTTGACTGCGCGTTCTGGCAGGAAGTAGTGAACCTCAACCCCGACGCCCTCGTGGATGTCGCCAGTTGCGATGGCGAGTGCCGTAACGTCGTCCGTTGCCGCAAGGTCGAGACCCATATAGGCAATCGGCTTCTGTGTCTTCTCGTCTATCTCGTTACCTGTTGAGGGTAACTGACAATTCTCCTCAGCCATCCACATCTCGTCCTCTACCCAGATGTCCTGCGCACCTACGAATAGGTTGCAGTGCTTGACTTGGAACTCTGTGATGTTCCGTCCGCCGTACAACTTGGCATTTTGGTACTGTTTCTGCAGATATTCGAGGGAAATCGACTCTCCGAGGCCCGCATTGGCCTTTTTCCACGCTTCTGGGTCCTCCCAGTCGTCGCCTTCGTCAATCTCGTAAATCAGGAACAAAAGGTTCTCATTTTCCGCAGTTCCGTCCAAAACAGCCTTTCCACCGCGAACAAACTCGGTTGCAACGCCATCCATGACGAATCCAGCGGTCGAAATCGCCAACATCAGGGGTGATTTACGGCTTCCCATGGAAGATGCGAGTACTCGGTACAGCTCACCGTCCTTCATAGCGTGCATCTCGTCCACACACCCGATATTGAGGGAAAGTCCGTCAAGAGTGTTGGCGTCGGAGCTAATTGGGCGGATAACACAGTCCCGAGGGCCGTGAATTTCCTGCCGATTGGCGTGGAAACGCTTCTGCAGGGGCTTCGATTTGAGTACACAACGGCGAATCTCGTCGAAAACCTCCTTCGCTTGGTCCCTTTTTGTGGCCGCAGTCACAAATTGGCCCGCTCCATCGCCGTCGAGGACCGACATTGCGAGGATAATGGCCGCTGCGAGCTGCGATTTGCCCGATTTACGCGCTACAAAGAAGTGAGCGGTGGTAAAACGGCGCTTTTTGACGTCATCACGGTGTACCCAGCCGAAAAGCTGGCCCATGAACGCCACTTGCCACGGAGAGAGTATGAAAGGCTTGCCTGCCCACTCACCACGGGTGTGCACGCAGACATCCTCGATAAATTGGACATACCGAGCCGCTTCCGTGGGATTGAATACCCACTGGAAGGACTCATCTGTCTCAGCTCTGCCTAAATCATCTACGAAACGCTGATAAGCCAGCTTAATGTACTTACCAGTCGTGATTGAACCGTCGAGGACACCATCGACGTAGTCCCACATGCGGTTCAACCTGCTCAAATCAACCGACAAGGCCGTCGATTGCGTCTCCGTCAGCCTGCTTGGTGTTAGCGTTGGCTGCATTGACTGCTGCCCCGAGCATGCGGGCGCGGTCCATCGGAGAGAGGCCCAGCTTGGCGCTGAGCTTGGCGACCTCACCCTGCACTTTGGACAGGGCGGTCATCTTGCCGCTCACGTTTGATGACCCGTTCTCGTATACTTGAACGATGTCGTCGATGGTTTGTATCTCGCGTGAGAGCATCACGAACATGCTGAGGTTCTTCGCCAGCATGGTGATGGTGACCACATCTACGCTCTCGAGGAGCCCAGTGTCGGTCAAGTAGTCTAATACCATGGTGAACATCTTCTCACCCTCTTGGTCAAGAGAGACAATAGGCTTGAGCGGAGAGTTTTTGGTAAGGTCATTGTTGACGACCTTCTGAACCTCCTCTTTCGCCTCAGACGTTGCAGCACGCATAGACTGTAATAGGGTGGATTTGTTTGCCATTATAAATTAGTTCTGTCTGTTACAATTGCACGAATAACGACCGCCG